TTCAGAAGTCCGAGGATGCCGCTGATGCCGCCAATGAGGCGGCGAGTAGTGTGGTTCCGGTTAAGAAAAAGGCGACTGGTTAAATGGGACTCATCAGCGCAATCATCGCGTTGCTCAAAGCCGTCCCATCACTGGAGCGGCTTTTTTTAAGCGTTGCCGATGCGGTCAAGGAGGCAAAGGCGAAAGGGAGATATGAGGAAAAATTATCTGATATTGATGCTGCCATTGCTGCTCACCGCCTGTCAGACGGAGCGGGAGTTGAATGGAGTGAGGGAGTTGACAGATCACCCCCAGTTTCCGAGGGCAGCACAATCAGCGCCACAGTGGACGAAAGCGGCACTGCGGAAGGTGGCTGAGTTGGAGTATGAGCTTGAGAGGGACTGATGCCAGCGATTGATCCAATAGTTGACGGGGACACTGGGTTTGTAGGTGTTAATATGCGCTTGGATCCTGGCCAGTTGCCTCCGGGCTTTGTTGCCTCTGCCAGGAACAAGCGATTTGTCAATGGCACCGCCCAGACTCGCCCAGGCATCAAGAAGATGCCCTGGTCAAACAAGGCACACGCTGCCTGGGACAACACCGAAACCTACAACGAGAATGACATTGTAAGCTACAGTGGCCTTGCTGCCTTGGTTAGCGGAACAGAGAGCCAGGTTGATTCAGGAGGAGGGACACTGACCCTACAATATGCTGCACCGCCTGATGTGCGTGATGGGGACTTTCAAGATGCCGCATCTAGCCATTGGAACTTCGACGATGGGTGGAGCAGGGAGTTGTTGCAAGTTTCGGTGAATGGGATTTTTTCGGCGGGAGACTATTCCACAACAGGAATGACGGTTTCCGCCATAGAGGCGGCTATACCGTCAGGAACGGTAATTACATTCTCTAACGGTGCGGTATTCACAACAAGTGCTGATGCGGCAAGTGAAGCAACAACCCTTTTTGGCAGCTTAACCGTGGACGATCTTATAGGGACTTATACCGGGGATTATGGGGGGCGAAGCGCGGACCACACAACGGCATCCGCCTCCGCAGAAAACCTCTGGCAGGACATTGATGCAATTCTTGGTTGTAAGTATACGGTGACCTACACTGTATCACATTGGACGGCTGGGAACATTCAGGCGTATATCAGCGGATCCAGTCCCGGCACTGAGCACACTCACCCTGGAGGTGCGGCGGCTCAAACATATAGCGATGAGATAGTCTCAAGGGGCCAGTCCCCTGCCAGGTTATACATTCAGGCAAAAGCAGGGTTCAAGGGTCGAGTTGATGATGTGTCTGTGGTTGCGGCAGCTTTGCCTGGCCAGGTTGACATCCTGGGGAAGTTTGACCAGGGCGGAGGAGTCTGGAAGGCGACCGGTCCGGTTAGCAACAATTCCAGCGACCCTGATGACCCAGGGACTGGCATTATCGGGCCTTACTTCAAGTCTGAGACAGGCACAGGCAACACTGGCAAGACCCCTATCCAGGCGTATGTCCCGGCTGGACCGGCGCCGGCCACAAGCACTATACAGTCATCTTACTGGACCAACCTGGGCCACCGTGTTTACGGGTACGGTACAGTTTATGGGTGTGGGGTCTTTAGGGATCCTCTAAGCGTGGAGCACCTACTGGTAGCCACCTCTGATGGAGTGTATGCAACCAAGGAGGCCAACCCGTCTGTGCTGCTTTCTGGGATCACCAGTATAACCAACGATGTCACGTTTGTTCAGTGCTTCAATGTGGTGGTGATGTTCCGGGGCGAAGGCGAAGAGCCATATGTGATGGCAAGGATTGACGAGGGCTTCAAAGCCATCAGCCAGGTGGCAAGCGACACCGACCTGGACGAGAACGATTCAGATGGCACAGAAAGCATCCCAAACGCCTCCACAGGACTCTTTTTTGCCAACAGGCTACTCATACCCCACTCGGACGATCAAGTGGCTGTGAGCGACTTTTTAAACTACACCCGGTATCAGCCGATTATGTCCAACTTTAGGATCAACCAGGGATCCGAGGACGAGTTGGTAGGGTTGAGGAGGATCAACAATTCGACCCTTGCGTGTTTCAAGACAAACTCGGTGTATATTGTTTCCAACATCTACGGCAACCTAACCGACATTGTCCTGGATGAAGTGACCAGGGAGTACGGCGCCGTAAGTGACAAGTCCATTGTCCAGGTAGGTGCTGATGTACTGTTCCTGTCCTCTAAAAGGGGTGTTAGTTCGCTGACGGTTGCCGGCAACGGTAAGGTATCAGCAGTTGACCAGCCTGTGAGTGAGGCTATCCAGCCACTGGTGGACAGGATTAACTGGAACCACTCAAGCAAAGCTGTGGCAGCATACCACAACAACAGGTATTACCTGGCTGTTCCCCTGGATGGATCGACATACAACAACGCTATCCTTATTTACGATACCCTCAACAAAGCCTGGGCTGGTTATGATGATGGTGATGCGGTCAAGGTTAAGGATTTTGTGGAGACCAAGCACCAGGGCAAAAGGCGCCTGTTCTTTTTGTCGACTGATGGTTTTGTCAACCTGTATGACGATGACATAACCGAGTGCGGCTTTGTGGACGAGATCCCCTCCAGCACAACGATAACAGATTCCGACTTTGGCCAGGTCACAGTGAAGGACATCAAGGATGAGTTGGTGACCAGGGGGTACACCGCTGGCGATGTCAGTCCAAAAAAGTGGAGGAGTGCGGAGGTTCACCTTTCAACCAACGATCCCTGGTTTCAGGTCAAGACCCAGTATGATGGACCGGAGGAGGATGACCAGGAGTTGACTGCGGCTGCAACGATAGATGCGAATGGTTACATCACCGCCGGCGGAAAAACCTTTTCCAGATCAGCCTACGATAGACCTTTCGACAAGACTGCCTTTGTTGAGTCGATGACCAATAATGATTTCTTTACCCAGCACCGCCAGGATTACAGCGTGGACCCGGACACTGAGATTGTCCTGGGTAGCAATGGCTTCGACCCTGACATACACCAGAAGAGTGTTAACCGGTATAGGTATAGGGGCAACAGTCGCTACGTCCAATTGAAGGTTTCAAACACCAGGGGGCGTTGTGAGGTGGTAGGTGCCAAGGTTGGCGCCGTACCAGGACAGAATTTAACAACTAAACTAGTATAGACGATGCCATTAACAGTAACAGTTCAAAAGGGTCACGATTTCAGTAGTGGCAATGTGACAAGGGCGGCACTTAACTCTGGTGCGGTCCCAACAGTAGCCATTACCGGCGCTGTGGGCACCACAGAGCTATCCGATGAGGCGGTGACCAACGACAAGGTATCAACCACTGCGGCGATAGCTGTAAGCAAACTGGCCGGCCAAACAGACAACAACATTTTGTTGGTTGGAGATACAACCGGCAACGGTGGAAAGCTAATTACATCCGCGCCTGGTTACGGAGATGCTGCCATTGAGTTTGCCACCGGTGGAACCCAGGTAAAGGTGACTCCTAGCAGTGATACAATCATTGCCGCAAAGCTGCTCAAGACAGAGGACACCAATGTTGTAAATGGGTTGGATCCGATATCTGACGATGTCGCGTCAGATGATTATGTAATGATCCACGACACAAGCTCAACCGGAGAAGATGTTGTTCGCTTGAAGAAGGCTACCATCAACAAAATCCAAAAGGTTGGCACCACCGAGTATGATTTATCCGACATAACCAGCACGGCAGTTGAGGGATCAGCCCCCAACATAGCACTTGCAATTGATATGGATGGGGCGCCGTTCCAGACAATAGACCTTACTGCGGATAAGGATTATAACATAACCATAACGAACCCTCCGGCATCTGGTAAACTAAAAACGGTTACGGTTCGACTCAAGGCACCGGCTGGCACAGCGCCAAGGTTTGGTTCCACCGCAATGGCTCCTGATAATTGGAACACTAGTTGGTCCTGGCCAGAGAGATCCGGCAATAAAGGCCCCACTATCATAGGGGCAACTGAGGTGGCTCTTCTTTCTTTAACCGCATTTGGCCCAGCGGATACCGATGTGGTGGCCGCTTATGCTGTAACACAATAATGTTAGCCAGGAGAACCGCCTTTATTGCGCTGCTATACACCGAGGACGATGATCCTAGAGTGTCAATGGATCAAGCGTCTTATGGGGTGCAGCCAGGGGGTGAGTATAACTTACTGGCAACAGTTACAACCGTTGTAACCAGCCTTGAGGCTATTGATGCGACCTGGCAAAAGAAAAGCGGAGACGACTGGGGGGTGGTTGTTGATGACGCTGGCGGGGATGCTCCATATGAGGTAGGGGACCACACTGCGGCACCTGGAATTTCAGTGGATGCCACCAGTGAAGCATTTTCTAGCGGGGATAAGATCTACTTCACAAATGGTGGGGTGTTGGAGTTGAGCGCCAGTGCTAGCTCTAGCGCCACCACACTGTATGGAACACTGTCTGATGCTACGATTGTGGAAGATGAAGCGGGGCACAGATGGGCTGATGCCCCCACAACCACTGGATACAGCGCCTCTTTCGTTACCACGGCATCTGGTGCCAGGAGCGGGGTTACCCAATACACTATTGATTCCCTAGTGGCTGGCGACCTGGGAGACTATAGGGTGGTTGTGACCGGCGGCATAACAGACCCCTACTACAGCGCAAACACCATCCTGGAAATCCCCACACCTAGCTAATGCCAGGACGCACCGACATAGACCCTCTCTCAATTACTGACGGCAAGATCAGTAACCAGGCGAGGATCAGTCACTCCAAGATTGCTCCCGCCACTGAGGGGCAGATCCTGGTTGCACAATCGGACGGCAAGTTTGCAGCCAAGTCTCTAAGCGGAGATGTCACGATAAAGGCGGATGGAGCGGCAACATCCACATCCTCTGTGGTGGTTAGTGGTGAGTCAACGGTTGTCCAGGGTCCAGCCGGTCCAGCCGGTCCAGCCGGCCCAACAGGCCCTCAAGGCAACCAGGGGGACACCGGTCCTGTTGGGGGTGACGCAACAGTTACAACCGGTGCGGTGGACACCGCTGGTGCGGTGATGCACACCGACTTTGGTTCTGATGGTTTTATAAAAAGAAACGGGGAGGGCAGTTACACAATAGACTCGTCAACCTATTCCACTAGTGGCCACTCTCACAATTTATCCGATATATCGGACTCTGGAACTGCTGCGGCACTCGATGTCCCGGCAACGGGCGATGCTGCGGACGGGGAAGTGGTCAAGGGAGATGATGGTCGCTTAACCGACACAAGAACTCCATCCTCCACACTCACCCATAAATCAACCCACGCAACAAGTGGATCAGATGAACTCTCTCCTTCTGATATAGGGGCGTCCGCTGACACTCATACGCACGACGATAGATACTACACCGAAACAGAAGCGGACACCCTGCTGGCAACCAAATCTGGAACTGGTCACACTCACGACGATAGATACTACACCGAGACCGAGGCAGACACTTTACTAGCAACCAAGTCTGGAACAGGTCACACCCACGATGATCTGTATTATACCGAAACAGAAGCAGACACTTTACTAGCTACAAAATCGGGAACTACACACACTCATACTTTATCAGACGTAACAGACTCAGGCGGTGCGGCATCGCTTGATGTGGGAACAGCAGCGGGGACAGTATGCGCCGGGGACGACTCTCGCCTGAGTGATTCTCGCACCCCTACAAGCCACAACCACGATTTAAGCGATGTTACTGACTCCGGTGGCGCAGCAGCGCTGGACGTTGGAACAGCAACCGGGACTGTTTGTGCCGGGGACGATTCTCGCTTGAGCGATTCTCGCGCCCCTACAAGCCATTCGCATACTTTAAGCGATGTGAGCGACTCCGGGGGTGCGGCGGCATTAGATGTCGGAACGGCAACAGGAACGGTATGTGCTGGTGATGACTCACGGTTGACGGACTCAAGAACCCCGACCACCCACAGTCACTCCTTGTCAGACGTTACTGATGCTGGTGACTCCGCATCAAAAGATGTAGGGGCGTCCAGTGGCGATGTTGCCGCAGGGGATCACACGCATTCTGGTTATTCAACATCTGGCCACACTCACTCGGCGGGAACAACGTCAGCAGCGGGGTTCA